TTTTCTGGTCTTGGGCGTCGATCTGCCGTTTCATATCCCCTTGAGCGGACACTAAAGCTTGATACGCGCTGGTCAAGTCTGATCTACGGTTAGCTAGCCATGTTATGAATCCTCCGAGTGCTACGCCGCCTACGCCGATGATTGCCGTGAGAACTTCCATCATGGTTCCATCTTAGACCGTGAAGATAATATCCATTATCATGAACAGTGGAACATGGGATGATGTCGTTTATCATGTGAAGAACGGCAACTGGGAGATGTGGATTAACTTTGGATGGTAACTACCACGGCACAATTTCAGTAGGCCCGTATATGACACCCAATGACGTGTTCCGCCCATTGGTGAGCTTCGTCGTTCCGATTCCGGAGAATATCGAAGTGCGAGCAGAGGGCGGTATGCCGCTATAACGAGATTACAGGTTCCGGTTAATCCTAGTTACGGTGAACTCCGTAAAAGCGCCGACAGCCGAAACGAAATCATCCCCAATACCCAACGAGATAACAGTATTATCCGGGATATTGTAGATCACGGTCGGAATGCCGATTGCCGTATATCCACCCCAGTCATTCTTTGAGAACGAAACATGAGTGTCGATATACTTGGTCCATTTGTTTCCGGAGTACCGTCGAAACCACACCGTAGAAGCGTCTGAATGATCAGACTTGACGTTAAGGAATGCGCTAAGCATGTACCATCCACCGTGCAGAATACGGCAGCAGTTTATGTTTCCGAACTTCGCCAATTCCACGTTTTGAGTGCTTCCGAACGATGTGACGCGGGACGAGAACGTAAATTCATACCAGTTGTTAGAATTCGTGTATCCGGCGGTTTTGAACGTGTCCGACGAGTCAAATAACTGTGAAGAAGCCCACGCACCGTCGTTCCTGATATAATGGACATTATCGGTGATAATAATATCGATTCGTTTTTTGATGATAAAATGATCCTATGAGACGTTTCAAACGGTGCATGATCATTATCATGTCGCTCTTCGTCGTCTCGTTCATAGTCCACGTCCTGATGACGGCCTACGCCGTTTTATGCATGGCGTGGCTGTTCTTCTACCCAATCAGCTTATAAAAGGAGTTTCGATGGCTTTGAACGGTATCGACATCAGTAATTGGCAGGCTGGTATCGACTTGTCTGTTGTACCGTGTGATTTCGTCATTAGTAAGGCGACGGAGGGATGCTGGTACGTGTCAGCGGATTGTGCTCGGCAGGTGGAACAGGCGTTGAGTCTGGGAAAGTGTGTGGGCGTATACCATTACGCCAACGGTGGTGACGCCATCTCCGAAGCTGACTTTTTTGTGAACAATTGCGCGAATTGGGTCGGCAAGGTCGTATGGTGCTTGGACTGGGAGCAACAGGGTAACGGACTGGTCGGGTCTGGCGCGTCTGCGCAACAGTGGATTAGGTCGTTTTGCGACCGCGTGTACGAGCGTACAGGCTCCCAGCCTATCGTCTACGTGGGAGCGTCCATGCTTAACGATGCTCAGAATATTGGTGATCGTGGATTGTGGGTGGCTCAGTACGCGAATATGGACGTTACTGGGTATCAGGATACGCCGTGGAACGAGGGCGCATATGCGTGCGCTATCCGCCAGTATTCAGGCAATGGTCGTCTGCCCGGATATTCAGGCAGTCTTGACCTTGACAAGTTCTATGGTGATGTTGACGCTTGGAATGCGTACAAGGCTGGTCATTCGAGTGTGACCAACGTGCCGACCCCTTCCGCTCCTGCTCCGTCTACTCCCGCGTCTGGCACGTACATCGTGCGCTCTGGTGACACGTTGAGTGGTATCGCGTCGATGTATGGGACTAGCTGGCAGGTGCTGGCGCAGATTAATAATCTGTCTGACCCGAATCTGATTTATCCGGGTCAGGTGCTGAATATCAATGGCACTGCCAATACTGTTCAGTCCGGTAGTGGAACGTATACGGTGCAGTCGGGGGACACGCTGAGTGGTATCGCCGCCAAGTTTGGGACTTCGTGGCAGACTCTCCAGCAGCTTAACGGCATTGCCGACCCTAATCTGATTTATCCGGGTCAGGTGCTGAAGCTGCCGGGCGGCGCACCGTCACCGTCCGTTACGACGTACACTATCCAGCCCGGTGACACATTGAGTGGTATCGCCGCCCAATACGGTACCAGTGTTTCCAATCTGGTGGCGTTGAACGGTATCGCCAACCCTGATATGATCTACGCGGGCCAGACAATCCGCATCAAGTAGCCTATTTTAGGAGGTTTGTATGATTATTAATACTGGTGATCAGACCACTGAGATACCGGATGGTAATGATAATTACGTGCCGACGTTCAACGCCGCTACTCGCAAGTGGGCGTATATTGTTTCCGGACTGGTTGGTATCGCCGGTGCGGTGCTGAGTTTCGCGAGCGCCGTGCCGGACGTGCCGTCATGGGTGGCTGTGCTGGGTGGCGCTTGCGCTCTGGTCGGCTCCGGCGTGGCAGGAATGTTCGGCGTCCACTACGCAGGCATCTCCAAGTGAGGTAATGATGCCAATTGCATCCGACTTGTTCCGCCAAGGAGCATAACCAATGTTCGAAACATTCCAAACCATCATCAACGCCTGGGGCTACGACCTCGCAGACCTCACCCAGCGCATCAAGACCATGTATGCGATGAGCGAACTTACCGAGGAGGAGATGAAACAGCTACTCGAACAGGCGCAGACGAACGCCAAGCCCGACGATTCCTACGCCCCATTGGCCGACCGCGTGAAGGCCGTCGAGGAATGGGAGACAACCATC